CATAAGATTTCTGAGTTAGTTTTATGCAAAGATAGGATTTTTACAAATATTACCCCTCAGGTTTTTACATTGACCCTAAAAAATTGAATTGTCGAACATCATACGTTTTCATACCTGAAAAACGTATAAAAAAAATGTTTTCCAGACAAAGAAAAGGCTCTCCGTTAGCCGCAATAGTTAGCTACACTCTCCCCAAGTTGCATACCGGGAAGAATTGGTATGTAGATTTCACCTGTTATGACCCTGCCGAACAAAAGATGAAGCGGAAAAAGTATATGCTTGACGGCATTGCTAAAGTAACAGAACGCCGGAAAATGGCAGCAGATATTATCACCAGTGTAACACAACGCCTGCGTTCCGGGTGGAACCCATGGGCCGAATTATCTAATTCAAGACAATACGCCAAAGTGGATGACGTGATTAATATATACGTCAAATACCTGAAGAAGCTACATGCCGCCGGAAGTATCAAAGACAGCACACTTACTGATTACAATAAGAGGTTACGCGTGTTGTGCGATTACATGCAAAACCATACCTTACCCATCATGTATATCTACCAGTTCAACTTGTCCTACATCAGCGACTTCCTGGACTACCTTCTACTCGACCGTGATTCGAGTGCCCGCACCCGAAACAATTACAAGATATGGTTATCCTCGTTTTGTTCTTGGCTGGTCGAAAAGCAGTATATGGATGCCAATCCATGTGAACGCATCAAAGCACTCAAAGAAGAGGACAAAAAACGTTCTGCCATATCATCAGAGGACTTGCAACGCATAAACCGATATCTGAGCAAAAACAATCCTTATTTCCTTTTGGTATGCCGGATGGAATACTATACCTTTATTCGCCCTGAAGAATTGACGAACATACGGCTTCGGGACATTAACCTAAAGGAACAGAAAATTTTTATTGCATCAAGTATATCCAAGAACCGCCGTGACGGAATGGTCGGACTCAACGATGAAATCCTCAAGCAAATGGTTGATTTAAAGATATTCGATAATGATACCAATAGTTACCTTTTCAGTACAGGTTTCAAGCCGGGTAAAAAGAAAATCACGACACGGGTAATCCGGAACCACTTCTATAAGGTCCGTACAGCATTGAAGCTGCCTAAAACATACATGTTTTACAGTCTGAAGGATTCCGGTATCCGTGATTTGGCAAACGCTGTCGGTATAGTAGTTGCCCGCGACCAGGCTCGCCATGCAGATATATCAACCACCAATAAGTATCTACAAGGAAGTTCATTGACAGTACATGAAGAAACTAAGCATTTTGAAGGTCACTTATAAAGAAAGCCCCTATCCTCACGGACAAGAGCCTTCAAAAAAATGTAAAAAAAATGTTTGGTTTTATGTTTTAAGACTTCTCATACAAAACCCAGTAAGGTTGTCCTGCCAGATATTCTACATGATACCCTGCATCACTAAGCTGCTTAGCCAGTTCTGCCGGACGGACAGCAATGATATTGGATATATCGTATACCAGTTCTGCAGAAGTCTTGTAACATTTCTTAGAAGTAGTACCAATAGGCGAATAGTTATGGCCGATAAATTCGGCTATGGCTTTTTGCCTTTCAGCTTGTTCTTTCTTCTGTTCATCCTCTTCCGGATTTTGGGTATTATCATAATATGCCTGAAAGCCTATTTTTCTACGATTGTTCATGGTTCCCCTCCTCTTTTTTTAAAAATTCAGTAAGGAATTGGTTAAGCCGTACCAGTTCCTCATAACTTATTTCATTAATTTCCCCATCACAGTTACGAGCATATAGTTGAAACTTCACAACTTTACTTCCTTCACTACCTGTATCTACTGTTTTGGTAATAAAGAATTCATCATTCATTCCTCACCCCCTTTCTGTTCCAGTATATTCGCTTTTTCACTGAACTGATAAACGGAACGTACTTTACAGATATCGATAATGAATACTGTGTCCGGACACCCACCACTCATGACATGAGCCTCGATACGTATGGTACGGTCATTGTCAATTGGACCGGCGGTGTATTGCATACGTTTCGTTTTTGGATGTTCGGCATTGATGCGGTTGACTACATCACATAATTCATGCTTGAGTGCATCCAAGGAAAGTTCATTCTTGATAAGGACATATTTATACTTCTCTACATAATCAATCACCTTTTTCCATGCCCGGTTCTTTGGTGAATAGGTCTGCAAGTGGTAAACAAAGAACATCATACTTTACCTCCTTTCTCATTAAAGGTGATGTTTACTGTCCCACCATTAACATAAATGGAAATGGAATTTTCACTATGTGCTGTACGGATACGTTTACGTCCGGAACACAATTCGATACCCAACCGGGCAAATAGTTCTTGCACCTTCTCTGCGGATACATAACGTCCGCGAATGCTTTGAGATTGTTTTGTCATAATGAAACGCTATTTTAAATAAAACAATATAATGTAATGCTTCAATAAAAGACGGGAAGGGAACTTTCTCCAAAAAATCAGAAAACCTATTAAAAAAGAAAGTTCCGCTTTCCCGTTGCGTTTCACCTTGACAAGGCAGTGGGTGCATTAACACTCCACACGGGGGTCGGAACTATATGATACCATTGGGCATAAAAAATGCCAACGGCAAAAGTTGGCGAACAGTCTCGCCTTGTCAAAATGAAACGCACCACAAAGATGAGAGTTTATTTTGAAATAGCAAAAGAAAAGCGGAGATTTTTTATTTCTCCAGTATCTCTATTGGGCTTTTAACATACCTGCATATCGGAGATATTTATTTTTGCCTTATATTTGTCGGCATAATCATAATCTGTATGTTCGATTGTCTGAGAAATATATTAGCATTTGCAAGTACATTTCTTGTAATAAGTACCAGTACAATGCTACTGATACAAGGAATTGTATGTTTCGTTACATGGGATTGGACATACAAAAAAAACACCGATTATAGAATTATCATAATCGGTGTTTTGGTTGCTTTATTGCTTATTCCCTTCTACTACTTGCCGGTTCAATAATTACGCCTACCTTCGTTTTTGGCATTTAAGATTTCAATTATTGGTTGCATATCTTCAGGAGTCTTTATTTGTAGAGAGTCCATTGCTCGTGCAGCTGCTCTTACTAATTCTCTATCAGCTTTCCTATCGAGATAATCATTAATTATTCCACCGATACCGTTAGTATAGATGTCCAGTCCATCCTTTTTATTGAATTTAACTCCTCCGCCAGTTAGTATTGTGGTAAATAGCCCGAAAAGCAATAGTTTCCCAATTCCTTTAGTCGATAATCGTAACCATCCTGGAGATTCCATTTGAACTTTCATGTTCAAAGGAGCTTCTGAGGAAATATTGTAATTTTGACAAAAATCGTCAATTAACAATGAAACAGCTTTTAAATCGCAAAAGTCATCCAAAGATACTTCTTTTTGAGTCCGAATTTTTAGAACTAAATTCATAACATCTTCTTTGACATAACAATCGTGAATTACACTGTCTATATAAGAAGCGTAATTACTTACATCGGATAAAATATGCCTGGAAGTAAACATTAATTGTAGGGCAGGAGGAAGAGTTGCTCTTCTACCAAAATATCTCCATTTAATATGCCTTCTTTTTTTGAAATCACAATGATGCTCATCATCAATTATGGGTGTGTTTTCCTCATACATATTTCCATCAATAATACCAATTGCAACATGACTGGCGCCTGACGATGGAATAATAACAACGTCACCTTGTCGTATATCACGAGCAAATCGTAGAATTTGAGCAACGGGATAACCGGAGTTTCTTATATCAGGATAACGGTGATGAAACATTGCTTTCAAAACTTCTTTGGCTGCATTATCTGTTTCTGGTAAGTGTTGTAAATCTCCTAATGATATATTATTGTACCCAACGGCAATGTAATTACCTCTTATAAATTCTCCGTAATAAGCACCTCCCATGGTACGTACCATCCAATATTTCTGTTCTTCATTCAGATTTTTTAAATCACCTACTAAATCTTCAAAATTGAAATACTCCATTTGAATAGAAAAATAGAGCTTACTCTTCACAACGGGGCATGTTGCTACAAAGTAAACTCTATTAATCGCGATTTATACCTTTTACAATTAAATCCGTATGCCCCACGTCTTAATTGTAGTTATTTCTTGATTGCAAAAGTAAGATAAGTCATTGATAAAACAAAAGAAAAGTGGAGATTTCTAACAATCTATATTTCATAGAACCAATATATAGAAAACAAAAAAAGGCTTCCAATCCGTGGAAGCCCCTCTGTCATTAAAAACCTTACGGCCTCGCGATAGACCGAGAAGTATCTTTCATTATGTCGCCAAGCTCGGATAGAGCTAAAGATAGGGTATTCAATTCATCAGCGGTGAAGTTGGCAGGTCTGCCGTTTACCGCACTGCCATTAATCCGTTGATATAACCATTGACGTGTTCTGCCGAAATAGTGCTGGGCAATATAAGACATAGAAGCGAATGGCAATACTTTTTCTAAGGTCTGCCTAATTTCCACTGTTTTCACAATAGCCTGGGCTTCATCCATTGATTGCCTGGCACCATCTTGGAACGCTTGCGCAAACGCTTTTTTATCTTCCGGTGAAAGCGACTGCAAAAAAGCCTTGAAACGTTTCTTATGGTCGGCCAATTCCTCCGGAGTGTTGCATTTCACATATTCCGATTTCCATTTTCCCAATTCTTTCTGTACGTCCATAAGCCTAAAAATTATATGTTAGAGAAAAAGTAGCCCCCTCAAGGAGGGCTACCGTTTTCATTCAGCTTGTCTTGTGCATCATTCAAATCGTCAAGACAATCATTGATGCCGTTCTCAAGCTCCTCATCGGAAATCCAATCAGTATTCTGAATGTCATCCCAATAGAGGGAAAAGAAGCTGAGGTCTTTTTTCGCAGCTTCAATCCGAGCCTTTAGCTCTTCTTCTTCAGTCATAAAAAGATCGCGATACATTATGACACTGCAAATATAATAACCTTTTGGTAATTACGCAAGGGAAAAAGGAGTTATTTTTGAGAGGCAGATGTCTTTTTAACATTATTATTCTATCCGGTAAAAAGTCCCCTTCAGTACCTTGCTTAATCCATCAACATCTATTTCCGTCTCAATCTTCTCGCACAAATACTGCTTGTTGCCTATAAGAAACACCTTATTCACATCTGGCAGCTTATTGGCTTGGAACTGGATTGTGTAAGGGATATTGGAGTGAAACAGACTGAGTGTCGACAACCGATGTCCGACACTGTCCGGACAAACATCGTTCAAGCTTAGGGAATACGGAAGGAAGTCCGTGAGCTGTGCTTCGGTCTTCTGCTGGTAGTCCGTAAAAGGATAGGCATAATCATAGGCATGTGTCTGACCGCTGTAAGTTACGTTCTGCCGGTTGAACTTGCCGGTATTGACAGCCACTTCCATGTGCCCGTTTTTTTCCTGCTTCTCCTTCAGCTCCACGTCACCGTTTATGGCTTCCTGGACATTGAAGCGCTCCTGCTTGGCAACAGTAGCCTGGTAGCCCACCGCGGGTATGTTCAATACCATGGAGGTGTACGGACGGGACAAATCGTAATCAGCTACAGAGCCATACACGCCGACATTGAACTGAATAATTTTAGCCGGGACGATTCCGAGTGAGGTCTCTACATCGGACGATTCCGGGTCACGGATTAAATCCGCATACAAATTGACTTCACGCAGCGTATTCTTATCATTTTCATTGTAGTTGATATAATACCGTTTGCCAACAATAAAGATTGTACTTTTCTTGTCACTGTCACCCATTCCATTGTATGCGGCCAGCATTGCATCGTAAGAATCATATTCTTGTTTGTATGCAGCCTCTATGATGTCCCTTTCAATTCGCAGATAGCCGTCATCCGTATGGGAAGGCAGATTGTAGCCCACATTGCCAGTGCTCAAGTCTTTCTCATTCTTTTCATCTTCAATATCCACAGTGAACTCCCGTAGCAGGGAAGATGCAGGAATTATCTCCTTTCCGGATTCTGTAAAATAATCGTTAAGCCCTACGAGACTCACCACTTTGGTGCGTTCGTTGACCACCGTAACCGCACAAAGGAATTTCTCCAGTTCATCAAAGAATTCGGAAACAGTCCAGTGCGGCAATGCGGCGGCCACCCGGTTGCTGCTTACCGCGCTGCATACATAAACGTTCCGCAAGAAATTGTTATCAAAGAAGGAGGTATCGAACGTATAGCCAAAATACTCCACTATTCTCTTGATGACTGTCAAAAGGTATGGTTGTACACATCGACGGCCATAATAGGGGCAAAGGGTAAAATTGTTCGTGCCGAACTCATAGATTGCATCGTTCTGAAGATTCTCCCATTTGGCTTCCTGATAGAACACCGGCAACCATACAGCTTCAATGTCGTCCACCGAACCGTAGTAGTTCACCATATTGGCAGGTGGCTGGAAACGGTTCTGATTGTTGTTCGGCCAACTGATTGTACCTAAATCAAGTTCGTCAATATACAGATCATCATTCGTCAGCAGATTAAATTCCGCATTACCCGATACGAGCTGTACCTTAACCAGTGCATCTTCTACTGAGAGTAAAACCGCACTGCCGTAAAGCAGGCATCTGGCGTCAACGATGAGTGTGGCCGGAAGGATAGTCTTTTTTTTCGTCACATCCAGTCTGTTCACGTGCTTGAATATGGCATGATTGGCAGGCATGGGGAGTTCTATGTCCAAGGAATAATTGGAACTACGGGTGAAATACGGATTCTCGGAGGTGAACGTGATGTTGAACCCTTCAGGAAGGGCGGCCAACTGCCCGTCAATGTATAATTCTGTCATTGCTTGTTGCGTGATTTATTGTTGTTCAACTTCTGATACTCTTTCTGAGCCTGGTTGATACCCCGTTTGCCGGTAACATAAGTTTCTGCCACCAGTGGATCATCCAACCGGTTCTTAAGCTTCCGCAATACGCGGGTACATTCTATCAGCATCGCCACCATAGCCGGGTCATTGGTCGTCGTTGTGGCACTGGCAGCGGGTGCTTTGGCTGGTACGGTACGTGTACTCTTTCCGGAACCTGCCACAGCTGCTATGTCTTCAGCTGTCAGATTACCGACATTACCGCTACGCTGTGCCACGTCAATGGCGTCGAATATCGGTCGCAGATTCGGGTTGGCCACAGCAAAACGGTTGGCGACGAATTCGTTGGAATGCACGATACCTTGCGGCTGGTCCCAGTTACCGGGACTGGTATAACCACCAGTGTAGAAATTGCCGACCATCCCTTTTACTACAGCAAAAGCCGTTTTGATGGCAGCTACTTGGGCAGCTGCTTTAGCGGCACCGATAAAGGAAAATGGAGCTGTTGCCGCCAAATTTTTTGCGGTGATTTCCAGTATGGAGATTTCAATAACACGTTCCAAAGCATCCAGTGCCATCATAATGGTTTCACGTAAGAAATTCTTCAGCGAAAGTTCGCCAGTGGCAATCATTTCACCAATCGTTTCTCCGAAGTCGGAAGTGATATCCGTCACCAGAGAGGCATATTGCCTATGCATTTTCATGGTTTTGTCGTATTTCTCTTTCTCGGCATCGGTCTGGGCTTCGGCCTGCTCCTTCTGTATCTCCGTACGTTGTTCCTCAGTCAGTCGGTAGTTGTGAAGCAAATCATTCCAATACCGTTTCCGAATCTCGTTCACCTCCTGGGAGAAATCCTCCTCGGAAGTCAGGTTCCTATAATGATAGGAAGCTGCTTCTTCCAATTCGATACGGAGTTGTTTCTGACGAACTGAAAGGCGTTCTTTGGCAATCTTGTCTGATGCTTTCTGACGCTCCTTTTCTGTCTTTTCATCCTGTTTTTTACATTCTTCATTGAACTTGATTTGTGCCTCCAGCATCTTTACCTGCAACTTCTCACGTTCATGCGGCTCCAGCCCCATTATCGCCAATTTCTCATCCAAAGTCTTTTTCTCCAAATCTATCTGAAGGGCAGTATATTCCTCGTTAGTCTGGATTTCTCCCTCAAGATAAAGCTTCTGGAGATGGGTGAGCTGTTGCATGTGGTTAGTCTCTATATCCTCCAATTCCTTGCTGACACGTTTTTTCCGCTCTTCTTCAGATTCAGAACCTCCACCACTGCCACCGTTTCCGGTAATTGTTGGAGAATCTGGAGTAATAGTCTTGTATTTATCGTTGATGGCAAGCAACTGGGAGGTATAATCCTGCATCATCTGTTCGTAATACCGAACGTTATCGTCAAGACGTTTTTTCTGGGTAGCCCATACGCGGTATGCAGTGGGTGATATCCCGTTGACTGCTGCAAGTTCCTCAACGGACTTGTCCATATTGATGGGGTCATTTATCTCCCATTCGAGATTTTTAAATTTCATGGCATCGGAACCGTTCTCCTGAATCCATTCTGACCTTTGTGCCAGGGCTTCTTGTAATTTGGCATTGGCCGCTTGCTGTTTGGCTGTGAGCAACAGCTTTTCTACATAACCGTCCAGCGCTTGCGTGTTGTTGTTGATAAGCACCCCCTCTTCCGTCAATGAAGCATGATATTCCGGAACAATGGACTGAATATCTTCTAATGCAGCCTTCCGTTTTTCATATGGTTCTTTAGAATCCTCAAGCACTTTCCGTAAAGCATCCAGCTTATTTTTTTCTTCGCTAATGCTTTTTTCAGCCTCTCTATTCATAACCACCAGTTCCTTTTGCCTACGTGCTGCAGCAGAAGTACGCTGAGCGTAGATATACAGTCCTGTTGCTGCGGCTGCAACGGTTGTGGCAATAGCAACAAAAGGATTTAATCCTAATACCGCCCATGCTGCCCGTGCCGCTTTAGTTGCGGCAGAGAAGCGGAAGGTTAAAGTCTCCAGCGCTGCTCGGAAAAGTAGTGTACTTGCTGCCACTGTCCGGGTTACGATATTATGAGAGCGCATCTGTAATATCAACCTGCCTATTGCCTTGTAATCTCCTGCCAATGCGTCGTTCAAAGCAGTGGTGGCTACCCGGTAAGCCGTTTGGATGGCGATTCCTGCTCGTAAGACTAAGTTGTAAGTAGTATGATAAAGAGATATGAGTTTTAATGTGGTATAATAAGCTACCAGAGGAACCGTTAGTGTTATTACTGTTGTGCCCCATTTGTTGCACCAGTCAATCAATCCCGGCAAATACTTGAGCACATTGGTCAGCATATTCGTACTCACCGTCAGAGCCGGATTCAGTTTCTCTCCCAAATCAATGGCTGCCAGCTTCATCTTATTGCGTGCCTGCTCCAGTTTGGCCTGTGCGGTATCACTGTTTATGGCCGCCTGCTCATACGCCACATTGGTACCGGTGACGGCAGCGGTGAAGTCTTTCACCATCTCCGTGTTCTGAAGGATTACGGATGCGGTATTGTAGCCTTCCTCCCCGAACATTTTCTTGATGGCGCCTGCATCCATATTCTTGTTCTTCAGATTCTCCAGTGCCTTATCCAACCCGACGATTTTAGGGTTGGTCTCGTCCGCTCCGGTCTGAAGAACCAGAAAGAATTTCTTCAATCCCGTTCCGGCCACTTCATCCTTTATACCCCGATAGGCAAGCGTTTCAATCAATGCGACCGTCTGTTCAATGGGAACATTGGCCGAAGCCGCTGCGGTACCTGCATTCCGGATAGCCTTTGCCTGGCTTGCGATATTGGCGGAACCTGCCTGGGAGCCGGCAGCCAATACGTTGGTAAACCGTCCTGCCTGGTCTGCTGCCGCCCCATATTGGTTGAGTGATAAGGTAAGTGAATCAACCGCTTCGTTCAAGGTGATGTCCTTGGCAGCTGCCTGCAATCGCATGGCTTCCTCCGTAACAGCCTTGAGAGCCTCCTTGTCTCCCAGCAGTTCCGGTTTGGCCGAACCGACCAGCATGAACGCATCCAGGATTTCGGCTGCCGACTGGCGGACACGCAAGCCCTCTTTGGTCATGGTGGTGGAAAGCGTCTTGGCCTGCCCGGTCAACCAGGCAATGCTGTCATCATCAAGTCCGGTCAAGGCTTTCAGCCCGGCCTGGGACTCCTCCAACTTGTTGCGTTCGTCTCTGATGGCGCGCAAGGCAAGGGTAAAACCGGTCAGGAAACCTATTACGGACAAGATAACTCCACCGAAACGGTTGAACCAGTCTACCATACTGCCAATACTGACAGTCGCTTTCTTGGTTTCGGTGGTGATGCCTTTTATCTCCTGGCGATGTCGTTTTATAATCCCCTGAAGATGCTGTATCTTCGCTATGGTGCGGTTGTATTCCTCAGAGCCGCGTGTCATTTCCTTAATGTCACGCTGTAGGCGTTTCATCTCCAAATCAATGGAATTGATGTCATTCTTAATTTCCTTGCCATCGATGTACAAGTAGACACCTCTTTTGACAGTCTTGTCACTTTTTGCCATAACGTTTTTCAATTGTTATTTTATCAAACTTCTGAAGCACATTCTTGAGTGCCTGGTCACCGTAATACTCTCCGGATAAATCAGCCAGTGATTCGATGTTATCCACAATGGGAGGGTCTAACCAGGGTAGGGGACTTCGCCGGATAACGGCATAGTGTTCATCAACGGTACGCATGCGCCGGATGCGATATTCAGAAACACGTAAAGAACGCAGTTCCTGACGTTTCTTCTTATCGCTCCATGCCGAATGTCCCTTCATTATAATTCCGTTCTTGACGATATATCCACGCCCGGCGCCATATTCCCGGTACGCACCATACCGGGCAAAGCGGAAACCCAGACCGACATAAGCCGGTCCACCTTCACGGTCTTTCAGCCAACGGGATTGCAGTTCCCTACGCAATCTTCCGGTTGCGTGTGTCCGTTGTAGAATATTTACGGAGGTATTCTTGACTTTCCACGTCCAGTTCTCAACTCCTCGATTGAATTTCTCGGAGGTCATTAAACTCTTTTCTTCAGTTATTACCATAAAAAAGCCTTTAGTTCCGGACACAAAACTAAAGGCTGAAAAGAGTGGAAAAAAGGACAAGAATTCAGCAGACAGAGAACTTGAAATCATTGATTCGGTTCAGCCATCCTTTCCGGAATACAAGCTGCGACGGGTCCCTTTTACAGATATCTTCAATAAACCGGATTCTGTCTGTCTTGATAGCTTCGAACAGCTGCCGTTGGTTGGCCAGATTGATACTTGCAACCGTCTGAGGACCTACGATGCCGTCTACATTGATTTGCAGTAGTTGTTGTACCCTTGTGATACCGGGACGTCCGGAGGCCCACACCCAATCCACACAGATATTCGCAATGGACTGGTTGTGTATGAAGTCCGCTTGGTAACGGTCCCAATAATACTTCTTGAAAACATGAAAAACGTCATCCGGAGTAATCATGCGTAAATCATCCGCATCAATGTCTCCGTCACCATCCTTGTCATAACCACATGATTTCCACGTAGACAAGGTTATCCCCATATTGGTTTTGCCACCTTTGTCATTTTTGTGGTCACTCCATCCGCCTTCCCATTTGCGGATGACCTTGAATAAGATTTCTGCTTTTGCCATAACTATGAATTTAAAAACAGAGGCAAAAGTAATGTATGACTTAATTTTTATGTAGGACATGCATTCTCCGCAAATGGTCATCCAATGTTTTAGGATTGCACTTCAACTTCCGGCAAATAGCGGCTTTACTATAACCATAGTCAAGCATAGTTCGGATAAGATTTTCCTTTCCAGTCAGCTTGTAATGCGTGTTTTTATCCCCCTTTTTTCGACCAAGTCGTATTCCTGCAGCTTTTCTGTAAGCAAGGGCCTCCTTGGTTCGCTGACTGATAAGATCACGTTCAATTTCAGCGGATAAACCGAAAGCGAATGCCAATACCTTACTGTTGATGTTATTACCTAATTCGTAACGTTCCTTGACAGTAAGAACGCAAGTCTCCTTAATCATACAGAGGTGAAGCATTGACATAATACCCATCAGGTTTCTTCCTAATCGGCTGATTTCTGTTATGATTAGAGTGTCGCCTTTCTTCATCCTCTTGAGAAGCGGACCTAATTTCCTATCGTTAGCAATTTTGGTACCGGAAACCTTCTCGGACACCCATTTATCTATTACAAGTCCTTTTTCCGTTGCAAATTTCTGGACTTCGAACCTTTGGTTCTCGACAGTCTGTTTGTCTGTCGACACACGAATATATGCGTAAACCATTTTTGCGGTGAAGGTAGTCTTATTCAACAGCCTAACCAAAAAGGGTATTCTAATGACCCTCAAAAGTACAAGGATGATAGAGAAAATTAAGGAAAATGAGATGACTTCGGTCAGTAGCGTAGATTATGTGCGAGGTTTGAAAGGGGAAGATAGTGTGTTGATAACCCTTTCATCTTTAATGACACAAATAGGCATTTTACATACATCATTCTCCCTTTCTCCAGGAGGACAGTATGAATTACCCTATAAATCTGGGTTAATTATGATACAAAATTCCAATCGTTCACACGAAAAGGCTGTTGCAACTTTGTATGGAAGTGGAAATGGGACTGTAATAGTCCCATCAAGTACCATTCAATTTTTCTCGGAAGAAATAGGCAAAGTTTGTGTTTTTAATAATGGAGAAAATACGAAATATATTATCAAAAATACAAGAAATGAATCTCAAAATCTTATCATTACATTTATAGAATAAATCTATTTAGTTTACCAAATAGGAAGAGTTTTTCCTGCCTTATATTTTTCCGTCATATCCTTTGACCCTCAAAAGTACAAGGGATATATGATAGAGAAGGTAAACATAAGCCAAGTAATGAACCAGTGTCAGATAGTGACTGATACAAACTATGTGTATGTGGAACTGGCAGATGGTAGTCAGGGGAAAATAAAGAAAAGTGATTTGGCAAATGTGATGAATACATTAATAGGAGGCTTATTTCCAAAGTTATTTTCCACTCCTTCAGCTGGAAATGTAAAAGGCTTTATAATTAGAACAGCAATAAGTACGGCACAATATCGTGCCATAAGGTTGCAATGCTCTATAGGTTTTAACCAAAACAATATGAGTAATGAGAATTTCTCTGTTAATATAAAGTATTGGGAGAACAAATTCGCAGACAGTCGTCTATCCAAAGAAAATTACAGTTCAACAATATGTAACTATATCGTATGCTACGTTGATAATGACAATACTTTCAGTTTTTATTTAAACAGTAAATACCCAAACCATTCTGGCGGCTATCTTATGTTGTATGCCATATCAAATGTTAATGGAAACAAGAACCAAATTCTCTCCATGGAAGCGGTAACATCGGAATATGTTATTGGCTCTCATTCCAAGGAAAATAAAATTACCATTTCATAAGTCTTTCCAATTTTCTGCCTATAATTAAAATCCGTCCTATCCTCACGGACAAGACGGAAAGTCTGTATTAACTAATTGATTAAGTATAAGTTCTATAAATTCCAACTCTTCGGACTTTACTTTATAGAACAAGAACTACTTACTATGCCTAAAAAGACATGCGGTAAAATTAATAAAAATCAATCAGAATGCCAAATAAAAGCCCGCTCAAACCATCGCGGTCTGAACGGGTAGAATACTTCTTGTCAATGCAGTTTGTTCATGGGGCAAACTGCATAAAACCTAAACACTTAACTGGAATAATTGGCGGCATTACCCACCAAAAGCATCCGATCTTCACAGACTGAGAATACTTTCATTATTCCAAAGAATAAAATAGTATTAGTTAAGTAGTATATCGGCTAACTATACAAAGTTACAGTATTTAGTCGGAAACAGCAACCATCTAAGTAAAAACATCCCGATACTTCACAGACCGGGATGCAATGCCAAACAAAGAGAGTTTCCGAATGAAAATCAATATGAACAAAATGTCTTTAAACCTTAATGCAACTAATACCTATTGTCTAACCATAACAACTACAAGTTACTGATAACTTTTAAGGCATAAACCATAGTACAAAATTGATGCCAGAATGATTGCGCAACAATATTGCATTCATTTTCATTAATATAAGGCAAAATCCTCTTTTAACAATACTGTGGAATATTGTGGAGTGCTCCACGGTATTGTGGAATAATTCCACAGTTTTAAGTAAGAGTTGGTGCTTTTCACTCTGACCGTCCTGCAAAGCCTATTACGTTGATATGTCTGTTAACGATATATATTTCCATGAAGACCACTCATCTTTCCCGTTGGCAGTGACACACTTTCTTACAAGGATAAAGTTTTTCCTTGCAGGAAAATCAATATGTATTGTATATTCATCTATATACAAGACCAAGAGCACACCATGCGCGCCATAGGAAGTCCCCGTACCAATTATGGGGTCCCCATGCTTATACACACCAGGTTTCTTGAGGTTATCTATAACTTCTTGACTGTTATATATAAAGGAGCCTCTTGCACATAATATGTCACTCAAAAAAGAATCCAACGGTTCTAAAATGCCCTCTCCCTGGGTGTTCAGCCCGCGTATCTGAGCAATTATTCCGTTAGGCAAACCTCTCTCCACTTCTGACAACTTAATCTTTTCCATCATACCTTTGTACTTTTGAGGGTCAAAGGATAGGGTAGGAAAATGGATACTCCAAAAGTCTCTTATGTTTTGGTATTATTTATTAACGTCCAATCTTTCAAAACCTCTCCATTGCTACGAATGGTTTTAATATATATTCTTGCAGAGTTGGTAATATATAAATGGGCTGTGTATTGAAACCCTCTTAGCGCTAATAAAATTCCAGTGCCCATATTATTTAAATTATCAGTAGATGAATATACACCGGCACTGATTTTACTATCGTATTCTTCATTTAATATATTCTTACCTTGTTCAAATCCATTAGCTTGCATAAGTCCCTTGTTTGCTTCTGTTGCAGCAGGCAGTTTTTCTCTGATTAACTCAACCACATTGGCATCTGTTATATTAACCTTTTCTATCATATCCCTTGTACTTTTGAGGGTCGTC